GGAGCCGGCCAGAAAGGTCAAAAAGGCGAAGCCGGTTCTGATGGAGCCAAAGGCGACGCCGGCATCAATGGAACTAACGGCACTAACGGCGCCAAAGGACAAAAAGGCGCTCCCGGTGCTAAAGGCGAAGAAGGTGAAAAAGGTGTAGGCGATAAGGGACAAAAAGGTTCCTCCGGAGCTGCCTCCGCCAAAGGTGACAAGGGCGACGCTGGCGACAAAGGACAAAAAGGTCAAGACGGCGACGGCGACAAAGGTCAAAAGGGCGAAGATGGCACTGGCGACAAAGGACAGAAAGGCGAAGTCGGCGAAAAAGGCGAGAAGGGTCTTGACGGCGACGGCGACAAGGGTCAAAAAGGTGAAGCCGGTACTGCTGTAGCCAAGGGTGACAAAGGTGAGAAGGGTCAGGATGGCTCTGGAGACAAGGGAGAGAAAGGTGCCAAGGGTGGTGCCGGAGATGACGGCGACAAAGGACAGAAGGGCGAGAAAGGTGTAGGCGACAAGGGTGAGAAAGGTAACGAAGGTCCCAAGGGTCAAAAAGGTACTAAGGGTGCCGACATCAAGGGTCAGAAAGGCGGCAAAGGTGAAAAGGGAGCACCCGCACCTCTCCTGCAATTCCAAGGCAGCGTTGCTAATGCTGCCGCACTTCCCGCTCAGCCTCAGCCTGCTGGTGACACTTACTACAACTTGGAGACTGGTCGTTATGTGACCTCTGATGGTGCTGCCTACGGCGATGCCGGTCAGATGATCAAGGGCGATAAAGGTCAGGACATCAAGGGTGAGAAAGGTTTCAAGGGAACCAAAGGCGCCGACGCCGCTAAAGGTCAGAAAGGCGGAGATGGTCCTAAGGGGGATAAAGGTTTCAAAGGTTCAATTGGTCCTAAGGGATCTGCCAACGACAAAGGTCAGAAAGGATCTAAGGGTCAGAAAGGCGAAGGCGACAAGGGTGAGAAAGGACAAAAGGGTGCTCCTGCTCCGCTGCTCGATTTCGGAGGCAACGTTGCTAACCAAGCCGCTCTTCCCGCTCAGCCCCAACCTGCCGGTGACACCTACCTTGTCGAAGACGAAAACCTCTACTACACCTCAGACGGAGCTGCCTGGAACCAAGCTGGAACCGTTGTCAAGGGTGAAAAAGGTCTGAAAGGCGAAGAAGTCAAGGGTCAGAAAGGTCAGAAGGGTATCAAGGGTCAGAAAGGTGTAGATGGCGAGAAAGGTCAGAAGGGAGAGACCGGAGACAAAGGAGAGAAGGGGCAGAAAGGCGACAAGGGTGAAAAAGGTCAGAAGGGAGAAAAAGGCGACAAGGGTGAAAAAGGTCAGAAAGGACAGAAAGGTGGGAAAGGACAGAAGGGTGGCAAAGGTGACGAAGGTGTGAAAGGTGTTGATGGCAGAATGCCTGCAGCTGCTGTTTCCGCACACGTCAACTTCAACGGTCAAACGGCAACAGGCGCTGTTCCCTCTGGTGACATCAACGCTCAGCACGAAATCACAGGTGTTGAAAAGATTGGTACCGGTCATTGGCGAATCACATTTGCTATAACCTTCCTTGGCGCTGAGGCATACACTTGCGTTGGTACTGCTGGAAACCCTGGAACCGGTCTTGCAACTGGTGTCAGCCTGCTGTTCACTGACCAAACTGCTACGACTGTCGATGTCTTCGTCGAGCGTGGTGACAATGGTAACCAGTTTGATCCGGAAACAGTCCAATGCGCCTTCTATGGCGATGGAACTGGCGGTCAAGTCGTTCAGAAGGGTGAGAAAGGTAGTGCCGGTGGTGAAAAAGGACAGAAAGGTTTCCAAGGTTCTAAGGGAGAGAAGGGAGAAAAAGGTCACAAAGGTTTGATGCCTGCTGGTGCTGCAAGCGCCCACGTGGCTTTCGACGCCTCCGCTGGTGCTGCTTTCAACTTCAATACTGACACCGTTGCGTCATACAACATCGGAAACATCATCCGAACTGGAGTTGGTTTATTCACCATCTCCTTCAGCGATCCGTTCAACGACGCCAGTTACACAGTAGTCTCGTCTGCTGGTGGTTCTGATCATACAAACAGCACTCGATCTGTTTCGGTCCTTAGCCAGTCAGCTTCCTCTTGTGACATTGCTGTTGAGTTCGAAGACGGCACAAACGTAGACGCTAACTATATCGCACTCGTTATCTACGGAACTGGAACTGCCGGAGTAGACGTTACGGGTCCGAAGGGTGAGAAGGGCAACTTCGGTGGAGAGAAAGGACAGAAGGGTGGCAAAGGTGACAAGGGTGAGATCGGCGAAAAGGGCATGATCCCTTCTGGGTCCGTTACCGCTCACATCGCCTTCAACGGTGAAGCCGCTACTGGGGTTATTTCAGGCACAGACGTCTTCTCCAGTTACGGAATCTCTCAGATCGTCAAGAATAGTCAAGGTGATTACACTGTTACCTTTAGTCAAAGTTTCTCTGGAGCGGATACTTACACAGTAACTGGTAGTGCCGGTGGTCGGAACTTCACTGCTTCCTCCCGTACGGTCAACCCGATCACGCTGAACGCAGCCAACTGTAACTTCATCGTCGAGCGTTCCGACACTGGTGCTCAAGACGATGTGCCTTATGTGTCGATCGTGTTCTACGGAACCGGCTCAGGTGGAGCGGCTGTTCAAAAGGGTGAAAAAGGTGATCCCGGTGGTCAGAAAGGGGAGAAAGGTTCAATCGGACCTGCTGCTTTCAACCCTGTGTTCGCTGCATGGGACGCTTCAAATGGACCCACCTTCAGCTGGGCAAATGACGAAATCACTTCTGAAGGCGTTCTCAGCGTGACTCGTCTTGGGACCGCCGAGTACCGAGTTGACTTCAGTACTGCTTTTGCAGATGCGAACTACTCGGTCAGCATCCAGACAAGCAACTCGTTCAGTGCTTCTGCTACTTGGGCGCAGATTTCGTCCAGGACTGCTTCCAGCCTGACGTTCAATGTTCGTCAAAATGGAGTTGCTTACAGCAGCACCGGTGAAGCGGCTGACACGCTTGACTACATTTCTGTCATAGTTCTTCATCCTTGATAGGCTTACTTAGTCTATCTTTCATGGGAGGGTTGAGTTCACTCGGTCCTCCTTTTCACATAATATATTGGTCTAAATAACCTTATGGATCCTAAACAACAACTCGCGGACCTGATGGACGCTTTTGCTGCTGCCAAAGTCTCCAACAACGAGCTGCTTCAGCGAATGGTGCTCCAACAGGTCAACGCATTTTTCTCCAGCCATCAAATTACCCCTATAACCCCAGTCACCCCACCAACCGAACCCCAGGAAACTGGCGGAACGAGCTGGAGTTGATGTCAAGAATCAAAATCCTGAAGGAGAAAGTCGATCGTCCTAGCATCGATCTTTCCGACTTGACCACAGACTGCTACTTTGTGACCATGACTGACGGGACGGTTGACATCGTTCGTGCTCAGCAGATGGTCAAAATATTTGACGAATACTACGACGCTGGCAAGAAAATCCAAGCCATAGAGTTCAGCGGTGGTCGTCGTAATCCCAAGATTACTGATCCCACTATCTAATGTATACTCCTCCTGAGGAGGAAACTAAACGGAAAGAAACCGATAAGAAAAAGAACCCTTTAGCCAAAATCGGTGACGGCGACCCGCATTTCGAAGTCCTCGGTGCCCTCGTCCGTGTAGGGGTTCTAATCTGGTCTGGAGCCATCCTGACTTTGACCTATGTTCAGGTTCCAGGGTTGCCCCAGCAAAAGATTGATCCAACTTTCATCGCTTCTATTTTCACTGGAGCATTAGCCACGTTTGGAGTTCAATCGCAAAGACGTGACAACTCCAAGCCCGATCCCAAGAAAGACGATGCAAAAGCTAATTAACATCCTTGCCATCACCTCCTTCGCCATGACCGCTTCGGTTGCTGGTGCAGCGGGATATGTCTATCTTCAGCGCGAGAAAATCGCTGAGTCCATCCGTGAGACCGTGATGAAAGAGGTCACCGGAGCTATCCCGGCAATTGTGGAAAGCTTTGTTGGAGAAGCAATGAAAAACATCGCCCCACCAGTACCTTCTGTTGAGGCTCCCACTGGGCAAAGCGAAATCGAAGTTAAGCCCTTATTCTAGTAGTAATAAATACCTATATAAAGTTTACATTCCATAACATTCTTTCATAATAAGTCTGTTCCAATCGAACTCTTCCCTCTAAACCGAGACCTATAGGGAAGTCAAACACGTCTCTTATATCCGACTTAAGGGTGTCGGAAATATCGAATCTCCAGGTCCCTGCCTAGAGCTTCTCTTACTCTCAAAATGTCTGCTTCTACAATCTCCCAACGCCAATCGGCGAATACTTGGGAACAATTCTGCGATTGGGTCACCTCGACCAACAACCGTCTTTATGTTGGTTGGTTCGGTACCCTGATGATCCCGACCCTGCTTGCAGCTACTGTCTGCTTCCTGGTCGCCTTCATCGCTGCTCCTCCCGTTGATATTGACGGTATTCGTGAGCCCGTTGCTGGTTCACTCCTCTACGGCAACAACATCATTTCTGGTGCCGTCGTCCCTAGCTCCAATGCTATCGGACTTCACTTCTATCCCATCTGGGAAGCTGCCTCACTCGACGAGTGGCTTTATAATGGTGGTCCTTACCAGCTGGTAGTCTTCCACTTCCTCATTGGCGTTTTCTGCTATATGGGCCGTGAGTGGGAACTGTCCTATCGTCTGGGCATGCGTCCTTGGATCTGTGTTGCTTACTCCGCTCCCGTCGCTGCCGCATCGGCAGTTTTCCTTGTTTATCCTTTTGGACAAGGTTCTTTTAGTGACGGTATGCCTTTGGGTATTTCTGGCACATTCAACTACATGTTGGTCTTCCAAGCTGAGCACAATATCCTTATGCACCCGTTCCATATGCTCGGTGTTGCTGGGGTATTCGGTGGATCTCTTTTCTCCGCTATGCATGGAAGTCTGGTTACTTCTTCACTCGTCCGCGAGACTACTGAAACGGAATCCCTCAATTACGGGTATAAGTTCGGCCAAGAGGAAGAGACCTACAACATCGTTGCAGCCCATGGCTACTTCGGTCGTTTGATCTTCCAGTATGCTTCCTTCAACAATTCCCGTAGCCTCCACTTCTTCTTGGCTGCTTGGCCAGTTGTTGGCATTTGGTTTACTGCTCTGGGTGTCTCGACTATGGCGTTCAACCTGAATGGGTTCAACTTCAACCAGTCGATCGTCGATAGCCAGAACCGTGTGCTGAACACTTGGGCTGACGTGCTGAACCGTGCTGGTCTGGGAATGGAAGTGATGCACGAGCGCAACGCTCACAACTTCCCGCTGGATCTTGCTGCTTCTGAGTCCACTCCTGTGGCTCTGACTGCTCCTTCCATCGGCTGATGAAAACCTTCACTGTAACTTCCAGTGAGTCTTATGACCGTCACGTCTATGAGCTCGTTCTCAAAGATGGGCGGTCTTTTTCTTTCGCTGATTACGAGGAGATGAGAGCCACCTGGTTTCAACACTACCAGCTGGGTCTTCTCTCCCATGTTCTAGTCCACGACCTAAACAAAGGATTCAAAAATGCGTGATTTCCTGGGCGAGCTTGCTTCTAAAATGGAAGAGCTCCAAATGACCAGAGACGTTCCCATCGAGATTGTGATCGGGGGTTGTTCGGTTTCCGGTATTGCCGGAGATGGTTCTAAGTGGTCCCCCGAATTGGGATCCACTAAGTATAATAAGGATGCCTTCATCGTTATCAGACGTATTGAAGAGCCTGCTCCCCGTCAAACTACTGAATCATGAAAATCTTCCTCGACACAGCGGACACCTCGGTGATCCGTGAACACTTCGAAACTGGTCTCATCGACGGAGTGACCACTAACCCAACTCTTATCATGAAGTCCGGTCGTAACCCGGACGAAGTGTATCAAGAGATCAAGGATATTGGCGTTCCTGACATTAGTATGGAAGTGATGGGCGAAGCCCAGCAGATGTTCAACGAGGCGATGCGGCTAGTCGATAAGTTCGACCGGGTAGCCACAATCAAATTGCCGATGACCCGTGAAGGTCTTCGCGTCTGTAAGGAACTGACTAAAGAAGGCGTCAGAACCAATGTCACATTGATTTTCTGTGCCGCTCAAGCCACCCTAGCTGCTAAAGCTGGGGCGACTTACGTCAGT